ATCAAAAAAATAAAACAGTTATTCTGTAACTGCAAAACTTTTGTAGCTATAAAAGTTGAAGATGCTTACATTAGAGTTTGTGCTATTTGCGGAAAAGAAGTTAAACGATAAAGGAGAAACATATGAACAAACGTTTTGGATCAGGTGATGGAAAAATCACTTCATACGAAAAGAAAAGAGGAATGGCTATAGCTAAAGCTACAGGCAATCCTTACAAAGCAGGTGGAAGAGCTACACTTAAAAAAGGTGGTAGCGCTTATCATACGACTAAAGATGGTAGAAGAGTTAAGAAAGGACTTTACTACTACATGAACAAAAGAAAGAAAGCAGGAACAAGCAGACCAGGTAAAGGGACTGTAAGCACAAAGGCATTAAAAAGATCCGCTAAGACTGCTAAAAAATAGTCATGAGAAAACAGGATAATATGCCTGCAAGAAACAAGAAAAACTTCAGGCCTACTAAGGCTGGAGCAGGTATGACACGAGCCGGTGTTGCTGCCTATAGAAGAAAAAATCCCGGTTCAAAACTAAAAACAGCTGTGACTGGCAAAGTTAAAAAAGGGTCCGCTGCCGCTAAAAGGCGAAAATCTTACTGCGCAAGAAGTGCAGGTCAAATGAAACAATTTCCTAAAGCTGCGGCTAATCCAAATTCAAGACTTCGACAGGCACGTAGAAGATGGAAATGTTAAATGAGAAATGTTTTATTAGACGCTTTAGAAGATAGATATCAAGCAATTATATCAGAAGCAGACGCTACAATTAAAATATATTTAGAACATCCTGTAGGTATTGGTGAACATCCCCAACACATAGATGAAATAGACAAACTATTTCAAAAGATAGCAGACGCTCAAGAAAAACTTAATACTTTAAAAGATTTTAGAGGAGAAAGAAATGCCCTTTAGATCTGAAAAACAACGTAAATATTTATTTGCAAAAAAGCCTACCATTGCAAAAAAATGGAGTAAAAAATACGGTAGCAAAATAATAAAGAAAAGGAAAAAGAAATAATGGATGATGTAACTTTTATAGACAAAATAAAAAGAATTATAAAAATGAGACATGATGATGTGGTGGCAACTATGGCCTCTGGTGGTGTTGACAATATGGAAAAATATCAGTATATGTTAGGACAGATACGAACGTATCAATATATGAGTCAGGAAATATCCAGCCTGCTACAAAAAAAGGAGCAAAATGACAAAGAAGGAACCGTTATCAACCTTAACTCAAAAACCAAAGATTGAGTTACCAGACAAAACTTTAGTTGGTGTACAACCAACAAAAAAAACAGAAATTAACGAATCATCAAAACTACCTCAACCAACAGGTTGGAGAATATTAGTTTTACCTTTTAAACAAAAAGAAAAAACTAAAGGTGGAATTTTATTAGCAGATGAAACAGTAGAACGATCGCAAGTAGCATCAACTTGTGGTTTAGTATTAGATATGGGCCCGCACTGCTATGATAAAGAAAGATATCCAGAGGGTCCCTGGTGCAAGAAAGGTGATTGGATTATCTTTGCAAGATATGCCGGATCACGAATTAAAATAGATGGGGGTGAGATAAGACTTCTAAATGATGACGAAGTTTTAGCGACCGTGGAAAACCCTGAAGATATATTCCACGAATTTTAAACATAGATAAGGAGAAAAAACTATGCCAGAAAAAGAAGAAAAAATATCTAAAGAACCAATGGTTGATTTAGATACATCCGGTCCGGGTGCAAGAGTAGATCTGCCTGAAGTAGAAAAAGAAGCAGATAAAACATATGAGAATGAGGTAAAAAAAGATGAAGCAAATGTTACGTACGATGATCAGCCCAGTGACACACCTGAGAAATCAGATGAGCGGCCTGCTGTTCGAGATGAAAAGAACGAGGGCGGAAAGGTTGAACAGAAAACTTCTGAAACAGGGAGTGATAAACAACAAGACAACACTAAAGCAGTTGAAGAGTATTCTGAAGGAGTTAAAAAAAGAATAGCTAAACTTACCAAAAAAATGCGTGAAGCAGAAAGGCAAAAAGAAGAAGCCATTGCTTTTGCGCAAAGAGTTAAAAAAGAAAGGGATGAGTTTCAAACTCAAGCAACTTCTTTAGATAAAAACTATGCTACAGAAATGGAGGGTAGAATTTCTTCGTCTCTTGCAGCAGCGCAAGCAAAACTTGCAGCAGCAAGAACTAATGACGATTCTAAAGCTGAAGTAGAAGCTTTAACGGCTATCTCTCAATTAGGTTATGAACAAGGTAAATTAGCTGAGTTAAAAACTGCACAACAAATGCAAGAAACTGCTGCTAAAGAAAAACCCTTAGAACAACCTGCACAACCAACACAACAACCTGCTAGGGACCCTAAAGCGGAAGCCTGGGCAGAAAAAAATGAGTGGTTTGGCAAGGATAATGCCATGACTTACACAGCATTCGATCTACATAGGAAACTTACCGAAGAAGAAGGTATGGATCCTTCATCCGACGAATATTATGAGGAAGTTGATAAAAGAATAAGACTTGAATTTCCCCATAAATTTGATAAACCAGTAGAAGAAAAACAGACTAGTAAACCTACACAGAACGTTGCATCTGCAACGCGTAGTACAAAGACTGGTCGCAAGCAAGTGAGACTCACATCTTCTCAAGTCGCAATAGCGAAAAAATTAGGTGTGCCACTAGAAGAGTATGCGAAACAACTTATGAACACGAAGGAGGTATAGGCATATGAAAAATAATAAACCAACTCGTGCGAGTCAAACTAAGAGTGATACAACAAAAGTTGAATCACAAGCAAAAGCGGTAGCACCAAAAGTGAAACCAAAAGTTTGGACTCCACCATCGTACTTAGATACGCCCAACGCGCCAGACGGATTCAGACACAGATGGGTCAGGGTAGAAGTCTTGGGATTTGTTGACACGAAAAACATACAAGGACGCTTAAGATCCGGGTATGAGTTAGTAAGAGCCGACGAATATCCTAATGAGGACTTTCCAGCAATCGCCGACGGCAAATACGCAGGGGTTATCGGGCACGGAGGCCTAGTGCTGACTAGGGTACCGGAAGAGATCGCAAGGTCAAGACAAGCTTATTTTGAGCAACAAGCTCAAGATCAACAGACCGCAATCGACAACGATCTTATGAAGGAACAGCATAAGGGAATGCCTATCGATATTGATAGACAATCTCGTACGACCTTCGGTGGGAAGAAAAGTTAGAATTTTTAACTAATCAAACCAGCGATGAACATTAACCGTGACTGGAGGTCCGCAAGGACAGGTCACATAAGGAGAAACAACAAATGGCTAATGCGTCAACTACTGGGTTTGGTTTTAGACCCATAAAAAAAGTTGGTCAGAACTACAACAACGCTGCACTTTCTGAGTACAGTGTTGCAGCTTCTTCAGCATTAATTTCGCACGCGTGTTTAGTGCAATTAACTGCGGATGGAGTTGTTCTCGCTTCAGGAAACACAGATACAAATAATCTGGGTACACTGAACGGGGTGTTTTACACTGACGCTACAACTAATAAACCAACGTTTAGCAACTTTTCACCAGCATCTAATACTGCTACTGATATTGTTGCTTTCATTAATGACGATCCTATGCAGATGTTTGAAGTTATGTCTGCTGATACAGCGTTCAACCAAAATGAGGTTGGTCACTGTGCGGATCAAGTGCTAGCGGCGGGAACAACGCCGTTGTTTGTATCGAAATCAAAAATTTCGGCTACAACAGCTAACACACAGGCTCAATTGTTCATAATGGGTGTTTCAAGAGATCCAGATCACTCTGATACTAGCGAAGAGGGCTTTGCTCTTAGAGTTCAGATTAGAGAACACATCTTGGTTGGAAACGACACTCAGAGAGCAGGGGTATAAGGAGGAATAACTATGGCTATATCACGTAATCAACTAGTTAAAGAACTAGAGCCGGGTTTGAACGCCTTGTTCGGCCTGGAATATAAACAGTATGAAAATCAGTCAGCTGAAATTTATACTACTGAGTCATCAGACAGAGCTTTCGAAGAGGAAGTTATGTTATCTGGTTTCGCTCAAGCACAAGTAAAACCTGAAGGAAGTGCTGTTACATACGATAACGCTCAAGAAACTTTCACAGCAAGATACACTAACGAGACAATTGCTCTCGCTTTTGCTATCACTGAGGAAGCTATTGAAGACAACTTGTATGAC